ATTATTAACCTCCATTTTTTGTATTAATTCTTTTATTATGTTTTAACATTATTAAATGATCAATGTTAATCTTTATTAGAAATTGCAATTGTCCTTAATTCACCACATCCTCTCTTTTTGAAGTGTTCTCAATAAAATTAGAATTTTAAGCAGATTGCTCTTTTCTGGATCGTTTTAACTTCATCTCTAGATACTCTGTTTCAGTTGTTTTTTCTAAACTGCTGGAATCATTAATTACATCAGAGGTCATCCAAAACTGCCCATCATGATAACTAAATTGCATATCTCCTTTAAGATTATGTAGGAAGAGTGTCACTAAGGCTAAATCCTGCCGTAAAACAACTTTATTTAAATCGTTCTTCTTTAAGAAATGGATAAAAGCTTTATATGGTTTAGAACTTTTCTTAAATTGAAAGTAAGATTTATTTCCTGTGCGAATAACATTTTTCTTTAAATCATGTTCATTGTATTCTTGCTTATATTTAGAGTTTATAAATAGGTCTGGTTCAGAACTTGAATTATATGCAATTTTGCTATAAGCATCTTCAATACCAAGAATTTCACTAATCTCTGAGTTCATCTCTTTAAGAAAATTCCCTTTAATGTTGAACGAATACTCCAAATCATTATGTAAGTCTGATGACTTCTTTACTTTATAAAATTCCAATTGATAATCCTCCTTAGAATTTGATGAATATTTTTTAAAATAAAGCGAACATTATACTTCAAACAAGCTTGTTTTCATTACACTTTAGGAGATGAATAAGATGGCTCAACAAAGCAGATCAAGATCAAACAACAATAATGACTTATTAATTCCTCAAGCAGCTTCAGCTATTGAACAGATGAAACTTGAAATAGCTTCTGAGTTTGGTGTTCAATTAGGTGCTGAGACTACTTCTCGTGCAAACGGTTCAGTTGGTGGAGAAATTACTAAACGTTTAGTTCGCTTAGCTCAACAGAACATGGGCGGTCAATTTCATTAATCTTCATGGGAGTGGCTTCTGCTACTCCCTGTTCATATAACACCTTTCTCTTTAAAATACAGATTTTATTTAATAATCACTTTACTGAACAACTTTTTCACTTATTTCAATTTCACAGTCTTCCTTAAAAACTACACACAATTTCATTCTTATGTCGTCTTCAGTTGTGTACCAAGTTTTAACCAAATATGCTTCTTGTATAAAATCCTCTTCTACTATTTCATAAACATGGCCTACAAAATTTTTGTACCATCCATGCCCCTTAATAATCCGTAAATTTTCTGGTTTCATTTATTCGCCCTCCTCGTTTAGGTATAAACCGATCTCATCGTATATTGGGAAATAATCCATATCCCATTCGCAGAAAACATCTTGTGATTTCGATAATAATTCGTTTGCCTTCGCTAACTCCCCCTTCAGGCGCTCATTCTCACCAATTAAATCAGCAACAGTACAACGTAATTCCTTAACTTCCTTGGTCATTCAACCACTCCAACTTAAAATTTTAAAATCCCGAACAAACATTCGCATTAATGTGGTATAATATACCTAAATCGCACAAAGGAGGTTTGATCTATGACTCGTATCATAAAAAATGCAGCTACAGTATTCGCATTCCTTGCTGTACTAACACTCTTCTGGAAAGTCATACCTACTCTTGGTGGACGCTAATTATTAGCGTCCTTTTTCAAATCTCATTCAATTCTTGTTTCAGATTAAAGAACTCATCATGAAGAACTTTAAATTTATCCTTATTTATGTATGCTTTTTCGTTAACCAGCTCAAAAAGATATAAGTACTTTCTTTTATTTTTTCTAATAATTCGTAAAGCAATAGTGGCACTTACCCACTCTTCACCTTCCAATTGGGTTAAGACTTCGCTTAATTCGAATAACAATTTAAGCTTCTCTTTGTTTTGCTGAGTTTCAAGTCTTAAAAGATCTCTCTGTTTTTCAAGTAAAGTCGTTTCTATTTGATATTTCTTTTTCTCCAAGGCTACTAGCTGTTCGTTGGTGCTATGTATTTTTTCTCCTACCTCCAATGAATCACCTCCTTAAAGTTTGACAGTTTTTCTTCTATTCTGAACCCTTTTTATTACAGTCTAAATGAGATTTAAAACGTTTAACTGCTTCTTCATATACAACCAATTTATTCAAATAAACATCAAGACATACTCCATTACCTTGTAACCCATCAGAATCGTATAGGCTGTAATTGTTATTTAACTTGTACTCCAAATTGTCCAAAGCGTTACGAATACTTTTTATTTGCTCCTTTAAACGTAATTCAGCCCTTTCTTTTTCTGCCTCAAGTATCATCAGGTTATTGTTAATTTCATTTGTCATAAAAAACTCCCCATTCTGAATAAAATATTAGTTTTGTGGTAATTTTATTTTTATCCTAAATGTATATAAGGACAAGCTGATTACCTTGTATCTATCTTATCACCTGTTCATTATGCATGTCTATAGTTATTTTATTTTTATTCTTTATTTATTGGTTTAGCTTTATTAGCCTTTTGTTGTTCCGTAAGCAAGCCGGAGGCGATATTTTACTAATTTCATAATTCCTCAGCTCATCTTCTACGACCAAAATTACCACCTCCCATTCACTCTAATCTTATCCTATAGGTTTCACTTTTAATGAACAATAAAGAGGCAGCATTAAACTGCTACCTCAAATGAAAGCCTGTCCCCATGTTTATAGTTGATTAACTTGAAATCATCAATGGTAAAGTCATAAAAATCTTTGACTTCAGGATTGATCCATAATTCAGGTGCTTCAAACTGTTCTCTTTCCATTTGAATTTTCAAATTGTCTATATGGCGTGTGTAAACATGGCAATCACCAATGTTAAAGATATATTCACCAAGCTCATAACCAGTCACTTGAGCAATCATGCGCTGCAAAACATTGTACTGAAATACATTGAAGGGGTTTCCCAACGCCATATCATTGCTCCGTGCTCTTACCTCTAGGTGGAGTTTTCCTTGCTTAACATACCACTGTGTCTCGTATACACATGGTGTTAAGGCCATTGAGTCTAATTCGTCAGGATTCCATAGCATTGTAATGTGTCTTCGTGAAGATGGGTTGTTCTTCAATTGATGAAGAAGATAATTGACCTGATCCACTTTTTCTCCATTTAGATTTCTGTTTTTCTTCCCCAACTGAAAACCATATGCATTTCCGATAGTGCCGTCTTTTTGTTTCCACTGATCCCAAATATGTACGCCCATCTTATTTAAATCATTAACATTGTTCGATTTCAGCTGCCAAATCCAGAGCAACTCTTTAATCGCTGTTTTCCAGGCAACTTTTTTTGTCGTTAAAATCGGAATCTCTGAGTTGTCGAATCTCATTTGCTTACTAATCACGCTTAGTGTATGAGCAGGTGTTCCATCTGAGTCCCACTTTGTTCTTACTTGAAATTCTTCGTCTGAGATTCCATTTTTTATAATTTCCTTTATAATTGAATTGTATTGTTTATCAAATTGAGTCATGAAAACCTTCCTTTATCTATTCTCTAATAGAAATCTTTCTGTGGCATTTTAACACTCTTATCTCCAATCTTCCTTACTGTGATACATCAGATTTGCAGCGAGCTTATCAGCAAAATCCAGTCCTTTATTATTTTTTACAATTGTATTAATTGAAACGGATTCAACCATTTTATTCATTAGGATATGAAGCTTGCAAAACTCTTCTGGTGTCCCCTCGTAGACAACCCCTTCAATTGTTGCTTTCATTAGAACATCTCCTTTTTAATTTCGTTCATTTGATCAGAAATATTATTTCTGATTGTATGTGGTAACTGATCGATCCCTTTTACAATCCGTTTCTGACCAGTTTTCCTGATTTTTGTAGTCATCTCTTTAAAACACTCTAAAGCAGTATCTGAGATTTCATCATATAGCCCCTGAATTTTCACTAATACACTTAAATATTCTTCGTCACCTTCTTCAAATAGTGATAACCCTTCTTCAAGTTTGTTGATCTTTTCAATACTCTTTATTATTTTATTTTTATCCTTTAACAATTAATCACCCACCCAGTTTATTCTGGTCATGTATCTTAATGAAGTTAGCGGCTGCCTTTTTGTATCTCAGGTCTTTCTCGTGCTCAGCAACTTGTCTCATATGGTCAATAAATTCATCTTCAAGTCCTTGTAACTGAAGAAACCCAAAGCAAAGACCGTTCCTATAAAGCATGTCGTCATATTTTGCTTGTAAAGCTCTTTCTTTGCTGTTAATGATCTCTTTCCTCCTTAAATATTAGATAAAAGTATTCTTTTATTTAAATATCAAGGGTAATTATTATCCATTTTTCCAACCATTTGGTATAATTTTATAGTGAACATATTATTATGGATGGAGATGATGCTGAATGAATATTACTCAAAAACCCGTTGTTCAAGGAACTATTACCGATCTTTCTTTCAATACTTCTGAGCATAGCAGGACTTTTACATACACGTTAGAAATAGAGAAAAACATTCTTCATGTTTATGACTCCAATAAAGAACCTGGAACATCGTTTAAATCGCTTGTTAGCAGTGCATCATATGATTTGGTTACTCACTTTAAATCCTCAAACAATATCAAAATAAATAAAATCATTATTTACACAGAACCAATAGATGAAGATTTGAATATCCTCGATATACAGACTTATGATGTCAATCTTGAGGAATACGCAGGTTATATAGATGACGAGTTGTATTCTCTATATGTATCTAATAAAAAAATAGGTGTTTTTTAAAAGCTATTAAGGAAGTGTACTGCCTTGGCTGTCACAGCTGATAATGTGAACAGCCAAGGTATTTAATTTTACTTACTTCGTCCCCGTTGAACCATGCCCGCCTCTATCCTGGTTCCCTAAATGTTCAACCTCTACCAAATCAACTGCCGGCATTTTCTTCATGATTCTAAATTGACAGATACGATCACCCTTCTTAATTTCAGTATCGCGCAATGCATAAGCAGGAAAGAACCAAAAATCACTGTCTCCCTTGTATGACTCATCGATAACACCCATTGAATTTGTTTGAATCACACCAAAGTTCTTATACGTACTCGAACGAGGAACGACATGTGCTTCATAACCTTTAGGTAACTCCATTGCTACACCTAATGGAACAAGTTTAAATTCATCCTTTTTGATTGTTACATCTTCAGCAGCTCGAAGATCAATCCAATCTCCTTGTTCAATTTTGCTGATTCTTGTTTGTGTTTCATCTAGATACTTGATTTTAATTTGCATTATGTATAGCCCCTTTTGTTTTTGGTATGTAAGTTCTTGTATTGTCTTCTTCAGTTAAACAAACAGTTCATTATTGTTCGAACTTTGCCCTCAACTCTTCATATAGTTTACGATCACGTTCTTCTTTCTCTTTGAGATACTTTTCTCTTTCAGCATCTTGCTTCTTTTTTAGCTCATTCTCGTACTCTTCCCACTCTGTTTCATCAATCACTCCTTTGTCATGCAAGTCTTTTTTTAGAGGATGTAATATCTTCTTAGCTTCATGCGGGTATAATATTCTGGTCTCATAGCCATCATCCCAATCAGATTGTTGACAAACCATAAACACGCCTCCATCTTTAGTAATAATCGTTGTTTGCTCACAAAATTGATTTGCCCAAACATAAGCAACTTCTTTTCCGATTAACCCTTCCTGATTTTCAATGAAATACATTTTTTTGCTCCTTTAAATTTAAGTTTGTTTAAAATTACCCTTTTATCGTAATTCCTTTAATAACTCATCAAGTTCATTAGGCTTAAAACCAACACTTCGTTTTACTTCTTCTCCTTGATCATTCAGCAAAATGGTTACCGGTACTCCCATAACACCAAATCTAGATGCTACTTCTGGTTCCTGTGTAACGTCCACTGTCTCAAATTGAATATCTGCTTGTTCTAAGTAATTGGACACCATTTTACATGGATTGCAATTCGGCTGCTCTAATTTAATTAATCTCATTGAATACATCCTTTCTCGATAAAAATGAAATCTGAATCCCTTAATGGTTCAACCGTTGCTTTTTTGTACCCGTTTCCTTTAGTTGAAAAGAAGTCATGGGATTTAGTCTTTGTACTCAATCCATTAATAACAATTGGGTTAACATCTTCCTCCTCGAACAGATGGTCGAATCCCAGATTGTTTAAAGCTTTATTTGCATTGTATCTGATGAATTTCTTCACATCTGCTGCTAAGCCAACCTGGTCATAAACATCTTCTGTATACTCCAGTTCATTTTCATAAAGCTCCTGCAGTAAGCTTAGAGCCCATGCATACAGTTCTTTTTGCTTCTGAGGAGTTTGGTTCTTATATATCTCCTGTGCTAATAAACCGATGTAAACGCCGTGTATCGCCTCGTCACGGATAATTAAATTTACAATTTCACCGCTTTGCATGAGCTTTCCTTGTCCGTAAAAGTAAAGTGGATAATAAAACCCTGAGTAGAAAAGAAAACTCTCCAGGAACACAGATGCAACCATTCCTTTAAATAAAGAAATTTCATCGTTTTTCTTGATTGATTTATAGACTGAAACAATTGTTCTAGCCTTCTTTTGAAGAAACCTATTGTTTTTCACCCATTCAAAGACTTCATTGATCTGCTCGGTTGGAGCTAATGTTAGAAAGATGTTGCTGTAAGACTTTGCATGAACAGCATTTTCCATCATGGCCATGAAATTTAAAACTGCCTTTCTTTGATGTCCATCTACATGTTCAGCAATTATAGGCATGCCAGTGTTACCTTGTTCTGTATCCAACAACGTCAACCCAGCTAAGACTTTCATATAAGTGTCCTGCTCATTTTTTCCGAGGTACTTCCATGTAAGGAGATCGCCGTTTAAAGCAATCTCTTCCGGTAGCCAGAACTGTTTCACGTTTTGGTTATAGAACATTTGGGTAAAATCGTCTTCATGTTTTGACCAGTTTGCTGCAGTATACTGCTTGTTTTTCTTTAGTTGTGACAATAATGTGACCTCCTAGATGTTTTTCCCCTTTGCGATGTGTAAAAAGAAGGAAATATTTTATAAATGTTGTAAATTTTATAATGCAACATATTCACTATTAAGGGAGGATTATAAAATGAAAAAGAAACTAATTATTGGCGCTTTAGCTTTAGGGCTAATACCTGCTATTGGTAGTCCTACTGTTTCAGCTAAGCCGCTTCAAAACCCTGCGAAAGTCGTAAATCCTTTAGCAGATTCTAGATGCAAAGGCGGTGGCACTTTAATTTGTGAAACTGGTAATTTTTCAGCTAAAGGAACCTTTTTCTTCGATTATTATGGAAGTGAAGATGACAAAGTCAGAATTTACATTGCAAATGATGGAGACTACCCTTTTGAGTACAGAATTACGAACCCTGACGGCAAGAGAATAGCAGACGGTATTACCGTGAAACCAGGAAAGTCCACAGAATCAACCTATTACGTAAAAGATATAGAAGGTACTTATAAAGTCCGTGTAACAAATGATGATGGTGAAGATATCAAAGCGTTTGTTAAAGCAAGAGGACTTTAATTTAGAACTCAGGAGTCAGGCAGTATTACAGAGTGCCGACTCCCCTACTATTTAAACAACGCAAGACAAGCAACCTTCCTGACCTGTATCCTTAGTTCTCGCATAGTACAAAGTTTTAATTCCTTTATGATGAGAGTAGAGATCTATTCTATTTAGGTCTCTCGTTGTCATCGTATCTTTCAAGAACAATGTGAATGAAATACCTTGATCGACATGCTGCTGAATCGTTGCAATAAGATCAACTACCTTGAACATGTCCATGTCATAAGCTTCTTTATAAAAGAACCAGTTCTGAGCCGATAAACCTGGCATCGGATAATAAGTCTTACTGTTACCGTATGTACGTTCCTCTATTCTCTCCATAATAGGCATTACACCAGCTGTGGATGATTGAACATATGAAATACTTCCGGTAGGTGCAATAGCCTGCCTATACGAATGGTATAAGCCATATTTCATCACATCTTCTTTAAGCTTCTTCCAATCTTCAATATTAGGAATATGTTGATCTCCAATTAGCTTTTTAACCTTTTCATACTGCGGGCTATAATCATTTGTTACGTACTTTTCGAAATACTCACCTGATTTATAAGTTGAACCATCAAACTTGTAGTATGTCTCCCCTGTTTCTCGTGCAATTTCCATTGAACGCTGCAGAGAGTAGAAGTTAACCATCATAAAGTATGTATTAACAAAATCCTTAGCTTCTTCACTTTCATATGCAATATTATTTTGAGCTAGAAATCCGTGAAGGTTCATTTGACCTAAACCAATGGATCTCATTAATGTATTTGCTCTCGCAACAGCAGGAGCATTTACAATGTTTGTTTTCCTTGTGACTGTTGTCAGTGAGTCAATAGCTATTCTTACTGTTGAAGCAATTGATTCATTACTCATTACATTTACAATGTTCATTGAGCCAAGATTGCAAGAGATGTCTAATCCAATTTCATCTTCTTGATCGTAATCTGTATAAACTGACACTTGTGATGATTGAAGTACCTCTGAACAGTTGCCAGTAACAATTCCATTGAAAATCAGAGAGTGATAGTCTTCTTGTGTTGTATCATAAACATCCTCAACACCATCTTCTTCAATACTAATAATTTCAGCTGTAAAATCATGCTTTGGCTTTCTTGACTTAGGTTGCAATGTCTCAGTTAACAAATTGAATTTATAAACATCGTATTCTTTCATTTCAACAATACTCATAAACAACTCTCTTGAGTTTCTATCTTGAATACTGATTTTGTGTGTTGGTTTTACATTGTAAAGCTTAGAACCGCCTTTTCCATCAGGAAGGAGTTCTTGTAAGCGCTTGTTGTTAGAATAAATCGTTGTATAAACACCCATGTTCAGTAACAGCTTCTGAACGTCCTGAAGGCTCTCATAGTGGATGGATGTTAACTCAATAGTTAATGCTTTGGCTTTATGATTTGCATTTACACACCCATCAGTCTGGAATAAACCCGATAAATAAGCTGCTTGCGTTTCCTTGTTAGCTTGAAAAATGAATTCTGGGACTCTTGTTTTTGTTTCTTTGTTCATACCGAACTTCTTCAAGATGTCAAATAAGACAGTACTATTCATGTAGAGCAAATCTTGTTTTTCTGGGTTGGCCATATTAAATTTTGGGAGAAGTGATGTATTGTGCTTATAAGCACGATCAACCTTGTGTTTTTGAATAATACGGTGAACTGCATCAGTAACTTTCTGCTCAAGAACTTTTTTATTATCGTATAAATAAATCTTGGCAGTTTTTTCAGTAATGGTTCCATCACCAGCTATAATGCCCATAATGTATGCAAGATCGGGTTCATGAATTTTCCCGTATGCTCCTTCAGCTGATTGGACTAATAATTTATCGCCCGTTTTCAGTTGATTCAATTGGAGCTTTTGAATTTCACCATCTCTTTTCACATAGAATTTGTGCCACTCAGTTGCCCTAATTTCGTATCCTTGCTTCGTTTTGACTTTAAATATTTCCGCATCTTTTTTAGTCAGTTGCATTGGAATTGCATCTACAATTGTGGTACCTTTGCTACCAACTGCAAAATCTTTTGTTCTATTATCAATGACCACTTTAAGATCATTCTGCTTTTTGTAAAGATCGGCTGCTTTTTCATATCCATTCTCAGTTAAAAGAAGTGTTTCTCCAGTAACGCACAAATTAGAAAACTTCACTTTTGAAATATGTTCATTTGGATGCACTTTATTTACATTGTCAGCAAACATGATATATGGATAACCAGATTCGCTTCTTAGAATGGCCAATTGCTCTAACAGCTTTCGAGCATTTCCCTTTGATTTTCTAATCCTAGGGTTTTCGACAAGCTCATCATACATTTTATTGATGTCCATCTCATCAAGATACTGTCCATATTCTTTGTAGACTGAATGAGGATAGAACATGTAATAATCCTTGTCTTCCCTTGCAAGTTCAATAAATTTATCTGGAACAACTACGCCAATAGATAGTGTTTTAACTCGGACATCTTCATCAGCACTTATTTTTTTGGTATCCAGGAAGTCTGTAATGTCTGGATGGAATACACTTAGATAAACTGCTCCTGATCCTTGTCTTTGCAGACCATTCAAACGTGTTCGCTAAGCACGCCCCGCCATATGGCTGCTTCATGTTACCATGAAGGTTAGACTATATCTTCACCCTCTAAGGGCGCCTCCTGTTTCGACTGCCAATAGCTTGCAGCCTACGCCTTTCGGCTAGTCGTTGCACGTTCAAGACTTAGTCTTGCTTCGCTCATGATTGTCCCTGTAGGAGTTCCCATGAATTAAAGAGGTTTTCGATCACCATTGCTGATGAAAGGGGCCAAATCAACCCATTTGGTCGGCATATCTGAAGGCATTATCTAGAAGTTTCATAACACCTACGACACCTTTAGTCGCATTCTCTACGTCTTTAATCGCTTCACCTTTGGCTCTTAGTTTGTTTAGATTTAATGCTACTCCTCCACCTAGCTTAGAAAGCTGCATGGAGATATCAATAGCACGTGAAATATCATTCAAACTGTCGCCTACTTCAAGTAAGAAGCAGCTCACCATTTCACCTCTTCGCTTACGTCCAGCATTAAGGAATGTAGGTGTTGCCGGCTGATACTCTTGTTTCATCATAGTATGTACTTCCTCAACTGCTTTCTCGTAATCACCATCCGCGCAATACAAAGCCACAATTGAGACACGATCCTCGTACCTCTCCAGGATCTTTGTTTTATCATTTGTCTTCAATGCGTAGTCATTGTAGAACTTAAACGCACTCATAAAAGATGGGAATCTGAATTTGTAACTGTAAGCAATCTTATAAATTGATTTAATCTGTTCAAATCTATATTTGCTTAAGAATTCTTCTTCGTAATAATCATTTTTAATCAAATAATCAAGTTTCTCTTTTAGATCATGGAAAAAGACTATGTTTTGATTAATGTAATCAACAAAGTAACTATGTACGGCCTCCTTATCCTTTTCGAATTGATACTTCCCATCTTTCTGAATCATGATCTCATTATTGAGCTTGATCCACTTTGGTATTGTGTTTGTCAATAAGATGTACCTCCTGAATGATCTTCTGTAAGTCTTGTTTCGTTCCACTAAGTTCAAACTTTAATAACAATGGTGTGTGGAACTTAGCTGAAAGCTTGTTTCCAGCTAAACCATAGTTATCACCCCAAACCTTGTTACCACTAACAGCAACTCCTCTTATTTTATTTTTATTCTTTTTGATAAAATTCAAAGTCCTTTCAGGCACTTCCCCAAAGCCTATCGTATATGTAATATGTATGAACTCTTGATTGATGATCGTATCATCAGTTATTTCAATGGCCTCAATATCTAACTTGTGTTGCAGCGCTTTTACAAACCTTCTTACATTGCCAGTTTTACTCTCATATGTAATGATCACTAATCGTTATATACCCCTGTAATTAATCTTGTAGTTGCACATTCAGCTTCATTTTCAACATGGTAATATGCTTCAGCTATTTCACTATTAATAGCTCCCATCTCAGCATAACCTTTGGCCATTTGAGCCTCATATGGAGATAATTCCTCCAATTCAACAGGGATATAGTTATCCTTTTGGCTTTGCGGGATAACCATTTGATGTCCTTCTAAGTCAGTTGCAATAAGTTCTCCCTTAAATACTGTAAATGACTCACCATTTTGCATATGTATCTTCTTATTTTCTTTTGCTTCTTCCATAGTCACCAGATCATTACGCTTTACGTATAACTGTCTAGCTGCCCCCATTTTACATCTCCTTATTATTTGTTTTTATTTTGAATAAAATAGAAGTTTTATCCTCTAGAATAATGTTTAATTCTCTGTCTTAGATATGACTTGAAACCATCATTAATTTCAGTCTTGTCACGATAGAATCCAATATTAAGCCAACCATAAACCTTACCACATTCGCATTCTGAAAATCTTACTGGTTGACCAAATCCATCTGATCCACCATAAACTATCTTTGGCTCTTTTTCATTTGCGATTTCTTCTTTATTGCAAGAAGGACACCATTTATATATTTCTTCCAATTATTTCACCCACTTCATAAAACTGTGATTTTATCTAGTTTTGTTGGAATAGTTCCCTTAAATTTCTTAACAATGCCTGAGCATCTTGTGCGCTTTTTGAACTGTTATCATATTTATTGAGGAATTCAATTGCCTCATCCATATGCAAATTCATTTGAATCACCTCATGCGGAACTCCAATTTCTTCTTGAGCAAAAATAGCATCTTTGTGAGCTTGGATAGCATCATCATAAGTTTTAACGTGCGCTCCCTTAACATATAATCCGAATTTCGCATTCATTGTCATCATCCTCTTAATTTATTTTTATTCTTTAAAGTAAACTTCCATCCATAATCAAAACTCTTTCTTCATTACTTTGAAGTTCTTCGAGAACATCTGATATTGGGGACAGTTCTTGATCCTCGGTTACTGTTCGACTGTGTTTAACAGCTGCGTACAACAAACCAACTTCTATGATCTCATCTCTTAAGTTCCCGTCATCGTCCGCAACTTCTTCTGTATATAGCTTCAATGCTTTTTCCTTTGTATTAGCTTTAATTAGTGCATAATATGGGTCACACACCTCAAAAAATTTCATGTTATTACATCAACTCCTAATTTATTTTTGTGAACCTTTTTATCTCTTTTCCATCAACCACAACTGTTCCAAAGAACATGTCTATAGGCCTTGCCCACAGAATGCCATCCATGTCTTCATATGTAACAAGTTTCTCTTCTGTCTCAGTATGAATTACCTCTCCAATACCCTTATATAGACCACCTTTATAATGTCTAAACCGGCAACCAACCACTTCGTATTGATCCATTCGATTGCTCCTTATTTAAACTTCTTCCAAGTGAAACAATAAAGCATCCTCATAAAAGTCCACTTGAATCTCATTTCCAGTATCTTCTCCAGTAATTGTGCAACTAAAAGGAGTATCCCCATAAAAATCAAGTTGCTCCTGTAATACCTTGATAACTTCACTGATTTTTGGATTAATTAATTTGCCTTCATTTGCGATATACACCTTATTGTTACTCCTCTCCTTAACTCTTTAAAATCATCCTTTTATTCAGTTACAGGTTCAATCCAGAAATTAAATCCAAAAAAATTGTCGACGCCTAACCATTTTCCGTCTAGATCAAATTCTTTATCACTGTCTTCAAGACTAACAATACCTTTTTCATCTACTTCTAGTACTCTATGACGCTCTTTTGATACCACTCCAGCTCCGTTTACATGCATAATGACTTGTTGTCCCTCTTTAAACTTCACTTTTTCACTCATATTATTAGCCCCCGTTTTCTAATTTATTTAGACTTCAATCAACTGATTCGTACCTAATCTTTGGATAGCTTGTTTTCTTATAAACTCTTTTCCTACACAATGGGCACTGAAACGGATATTGTGGTGGGTTTGATGTGAGCATCATATTTACAAACACAAGCTCTGGAGCTTCTTCGCATTCATCACAATGTAACGTCTCTCTAAAAACTTTAACTTGCTGCGATTTAATCATATTCAAATTCCTCCTTTGTTAAATAAACAATGTACTGACATACAGAACAATCAATGCAAAAGCTGAATGAAGTAAAGACTTACCGGCTTTCTTGAAAATGTTCTCATCTTTTTCCTGATCTGACCGTTTTACACCTTTGACAAATACGTTGAGTAAAACACCAATAACAAACGCATGAGGTAAAGTGACATGGGCATTTTGAATGTTGTATGTATCAATAAGCAAAGGATTTAACACGTGATTCAATCCATAATAGACAACTAGTGACATAGTCAATGCTTCAACAAAAATAAGTAACCCAACTACAATCAGAGAACCTGATCCGATAAAGAAACCGTTCCAAATATCTTTTGTATCCTTATTCAATAAATATCTCTCCTTTAGTCTTTTTTAATTAGTCTCTTCCACCAGGAAGTTTTACGTTTTTCTTCTTGCTCTTTAAAACGTTCATATTCTTGCTTAAGTTGCTGATTAAATTCCTCGATTTTTTCTTGTTTTTGAATTGCTTTTTCAAGACTCTCTTTATCTTCAACTGTTTTAATGATCTTGTCAGTCTGATATGTCCATTCATTTTTTGTGTTGCGTTGCCTGTCTGTTACGACTACATATTCGTTAAACCCTGGGATATACACTTTCCCTCCGACTTCAATTGGGTCTAAGTCGATAACTCCTTCAAAAAATGGCTGGTATTCACATTGCTGCTCAATTGGGACAAGGGCATCACACAGGCCTAATGTCCAACTTTTTTTAATTACCTTCCCTTCAAATGTTGCTTTATGTCGTCCCACTTATTCACCTCCTTAAAAGTCTCTATAAAAATTGAATTTTATTTAGACATTGTTGATAATCAGTAAAACCAAACCTGCCAAGAATAACAAACCAGCTAGAACTAATAATCCTAGAGCTATTTGAGGTTTTATTCTCCTTTTAGTTCCATATGTATCTAGTGAAACTATTCCAATCAACAAAAGACCCGTGATTTCAAGAATGTTAATGACTAGTTGCAATATTTTCACACCCATCCAGTTTTGCAAGCTTACACCATACTCCTAATGAACCTCCTGCTTTCAGTTCTTGAGCTGCGGTCATTGCTTGCTCTCCTTTATTAAATACTGCTACCTTTCCATCTAAACCAGTCATCTTTCCAACGAATTCTTTACCTGCATAGACCTCAACTACCCATTTTTCATTGTTCATGATTATTCTCTCCTCATTATTTGTTTTGATTTGTTATTTAATGGTCTTGTATGTTTTAATCTAAATGCTCCATTACAATTTTTAGATAATCTTTATAATCAGTAGCAACCACACTGTCTCCTTTAACAAGCTGTTCAGTTTTAACTCCAAAGAACCACCTGTCACCTATCCATTGACGACCAGTCATGTTGTTTAAACCAAGTTCATCATGTGACCTGAAAGGATTCACCTCTTCAATTTGCTCAATCATTTCTTTTATTTCTTTAAAGTATTTAGATCGTTTTTTGAAAGCATAGAAACCGTCTACTGGATTTTTAACAATGTCGTTTTTAAATACTTCATACGCTTCTGTTCCTTCGTAGACTCCGAAATACTCAGAGTGATAAAACGAAAAGCCCTCTTTGACTCCATACTTTTCTTCAAATTTATCAAAAAATGAGTTAATATCTTCTTTTCGTTTCTTCTCAGACTTATACCAGTCGCTCTCCTGTTTAACTTCGTAAATTGGTGCATCTAATGTTTGCATACGTTCATCTCCCTTTGTTTTCTTCTTGTTTTAATTTGTCGTATACTGCGCTTGCCCGGGAAATTCTTTTCTATTTCCAATGAGGATTTCTTGCACCTTCCCATCTTTTCGAGTTAATCCAATCAATCGTAACTGGTTTAAAGTCGGTATTTTCAACACTTACACAAACATGACTTAGCTTTTCGAGACCAGTTTCCTCACTGTGCGTATGCCCATGTACATTACAACAAAGTTGAAATTCCTCAATTAATCTGTTGATATTCACCTGAGAAATTGGTTCATGAGTAAGGATGTAATCCTCATAGAGATACATTCTATGTGGATCAAAACCAAGTCTTCTAAACTTTGTATCTGAAATTCCTTTGTCATGATTTCCTCTAATAAGGATGTTTCTAGTTTTCTTTAATCGACTCACTATGTAATCAATTCTTTTTGAATTACAGAAAAACATGTCTCCAAGCCAAAAGACTGTATCACCTTCGCTAACTGTTTTATTGAAGTTCTCAATTATCACATTGTCCATATGCTCAGTATCATTAAATGGTCGTTTATCACCTTCATATTTGATGATATTCTTATGACCAAAGTGCGGATCACTGATGAACCATGTATTTTTCATTAAAATACCTCCTCCCTTTACTCACTTATTCATGAGTAGATTCACGATTAGCTTTCATTGTAGCGACAAAATTGTTATCAAAAGCTCTTTCAGTTAAAACATGCTTACTGTAAGGTTCAACCAATGTCCATAACCCTCTACCTTCAGTTTCAATTCTCATTGCGAATTTTTCCGCTTCTTCCAGGTTTGTAAAAATCAAATCTTCTCCAGTAACAAAGTTGTTATATACTTTTCCATTGTTTTTATCTCCATCACGTCTAACTACGATTACCCATTGTTCTTTGTTCATATGTATCTCTCCTTGTCTTACTTTCTAAGTTCTTAAATTTAGACAAAAACTTCATTTTTTCTTTTTTAGACTGAAATCCATGTCCAATTTTTAACCTTTGCCATATCATGTACTATCCTCACTAAAGGAGGTGGCAATATGGGATTCTACGGTGGTTATTCTGGTGGATACTCTGGCGGCGGATACTCTGGTGGAAGCAGCTTCGTTTTGATCGTGGTGTTGTTCATCCTGTTGATCATTGTTGGTGCTTCATTCCTTTACTAATCTCAGAGTAAATCCAAAGCCTTTTGGCTCACCTCCCTGTTCGACAGACGCCATAAGAAGTTTTTATGGCGTTTTCACTTTTGGAAACAATTCTCGATAAAAGGAATATTTTATAGTAATTTTATTTTTATTCTAATTGCAACTTCAAAAATTTTAGTGTCTTTTCTAATTTCATGGCCTTACAATGTTCCAAACAATTTTTCTGCAATTCTTCACCGCATTCTTTATGTACCGGAAATTCTTTATAATCTTTGTCGTCAGTAATTCTTATGTAATAGACAATCCCGTCAATATGCTCTTTACATTTTGCGCACCCCATATCCTCACCTCTCTTCTTATGAATCTAGCATACTCTTTATTGTCTGATCGGTCAATAGTAATTTTATTTTTATTCTTTATATAGTTTCTTTAATATTTCTTAGCTTATCAAAAGCAGCCATTATATCTATATCACACCGTTTCCAAATCTGACTCTCTTCTGGCCTAAGTGTGTTCTCCAAATAAACATAAAGCTTATCTAATATCCCTTCAACAGCATCAATATCATCAATTACAATATCTCTGACAATATCCTTAATGATACCCTCTCCCTATGAAAAAATGGTTATTGCTTTTCCGTTGTCATTTTTTATGTATGGGGAATATTTTCGCTCTAGGTAATTCCTTGACGTACCTTCTCCCAGGCTTACATTATAAATATCACTTACCTTATGTACTTCATGTGCTTGTTCTTTTGCTTGTTCAGGTGATAGCGCCTCTATAACCAGAGACGCGTTTTCACCTTTGCCATCTTTACATCTTACATAGTACTTTTTCAATAAACATCCCTTTATCCTTTCATTTTTCTTGAAACAACTTAATGAATCAAACCTCGAAATGTATTTGGTTTAATATTATGAAGATCGACTAAGTGTTAATCGCTCGATTTCCTTACTCATCGCATAACACTGATCAACATAAAATTTCTTTGGCATAATAACAAACTGTCCATCTTTAAATCCTTCCGCACCGGCTTCTTGCATTGCAGCAGGAAATATATCGATCAGATTCCCTTTTTTAAAGCTCTCAATATACTCATCTACTGAAATAGTGTGCAAAACCTTAGCTAATACTCCATTGGTCTTTTCATCGTTATGTACGTAAATGCTTTGTGTATGTGGTTCAATAACTACAAAATCAAGAGCGTTTACCAAGTCAATTTTTTCTTGATCAGTTAGCATATTCACTCCCCTTTTTGTCGTAATATCTCATCCTCAATCGTTTTTTTCCCAGCTTTGAGGACTTCCATGAAGTTTGCTGTTGCTTCAATTTCAGCTCCTAATGCATCTACATAACGCTGCGCTTGGTCAGTTTCCCCATTACTGATTTTCTTCCTATAATCTTCGACACTTTGTTTAAACCTTTCAATTATTTGCTCGTTGTTAATACTTTATCACTCCCCGCAACATTATTTTTACTCTAAATAAAAGACAAATTTTATTGAGTTTTGGAATTAAATTTTGCCTTCATCATTTTGATCTAATGTGCATTTATCTGTATGGATATCTCCTTTTGGTTAAATTGTCACATTTTATAATGTTTTCTATATTATTCTATGGTACAATTATCCTGATCTTATAAATGAGGAGGACATGATCCATGAAAACAGCTATTAAAAGTTTACTAGCATTATCATTAGTTTTTGGAGCATTTATTGCTTCACCTCTTGCTACCCCAAAAGCCTCTGCAGCTACATATGGTCAGACATACACTGATATGCGTGTTGGTGATTCTAATGTGTTTATGTGGGGAGACCAGTACCAAGTTCTTAATGGTCAAGGCGTGTTGACAGTGAACCAATATGGTATGGTAAATGCAATAGGCCCTGGTAAAGCAACTGTCGTTGTTTATAAAAATGGCGTTATTATTTGGGTACATTATGTAACTGTTACTAGATAATTTAAGAGAGAGTGGTTATCCACTCCTTCCTTTTTTGTTTTACTCAAATAATTGAATCAAATCCTCTACAATCTCATCGCTGCCCCATTGTTCAGTATCCCATGAATATGTATGTAATCCAGCACTGCTCATAACTTCTCTGTATAACTCCAAAATTGAATCGATGTCTTTTCCTTCTATATACTCATCTCCCCGAACGCTTAACCGTTCCTTAATAATGTTTTGATCAGCATGTAAGTATACAAGCTTCGCTTTCACTTTAATTTTATCCTCAATAAATCTAAGCTGGTGCTCTGTAAGGATCGAATAATCTTTGAAATTCTTTGCATAAACCAAGTTAGAATAAACAAACCGGTCGATAATCACATTGTCTTCGTCAGCTAATTTGTTGAAGTGTTCAAATAATTTCTCATTTCCACTTGTGGCCAACTCAAAGCTTGAACCTTTGATAATTGGATACCTCAGTTCTTTGCTTAGCTTTGCTGCAACTGTTGATTTAAAGCAGCAATCAGGCCCCTCCAAGATAATTAATGCCATTAATCCTCCACCTTTCTTATTTTATGAAATCCAACAACCTGGTAAGTGCCATCAGGATACTTTACTTCTACCTGGTTGTATCGATAATCAACTTTCGCAACAGCTCCAATTTCACCTGTAAAATCAACAATTACCTTTTGACCTTTTTTAAACATAAGTTAAACCTCCCTTTAGTGGTTTTAATTCATGTTCTTTAAAGTAAGTAATGTCACCTGTTTCATCGCTAACTGCATAGTCATATGTAGCTGAATGCAAATGCTCAATAATCTTTCCTTTTCTTCCAACATGATGAGGACAGCCATATCGTGCATTATTGTTAATTTCTACAGCTAGTCCAACAGGATAACTCCAGTATTTAGGCAATTTAATACCCCCTAATTAATAATTGAAACCGTTCCATGTTGTCTTCCGAAGTTAATTGCATCCTGTTCATTTGATACCAGCAAGTCCACTTTATTGCCAACAATCGCTCCACCTGTATCAATGGCTATGGCCTTAAATGAACTCCCTCCTACTTTTATTAATACTACGGAGTTAAGTGGAATAATACTTGGATCTGTAGCTATTACTCTATAACCTTTGTAGAAAATTGATTGTGTTACATCTACGCCAGTTTTGGTTCGACCGGTGCAGCCTTCGGTACAGTTAGCAACATATGCACTAAATTCGATATCTAGTGTCTTAGCATCATCATTTTTCACATATGTAATTTTATTTTTATTCTTTATTTGTTTATTCTTGTTTTTACCCTCACCTCCCTTCTTGATACTTTTCTTTTTCACTGGTTTGGGTTTAATAATAGCTGCGTTAAGAATATCATCTCGCCGCTTTTCTTGTTTAGCTTTCTGCTTCTTAGAAACTTCATCGAACTTATTTAGCACCTGATTCTTGTGTTGTGGTAAGTTGATTTGTTTTGGTTTTCCATAAAATGATTCTTTTATTGAGTTTTTATTGTTTCCTGTATCTAAATAATGTTGCTCAGCACTTATGTATGAAAAGGTAACCAATGGGATTAAAATCATCATAGCACATTTAGTTTTTGATGTATATGATATAATTTTATTTTTATTCTTAATGTTGATGCGTATCACTTCTCTTTCTTTGCTTTTTTCTTTCTGTTCGATATGCCAAGGTAATCATTGATACGTTTTTTGGCCATTTCAATATAATATTCTTTATCAAGATAATCAGGAACCTTTTCATTTTTAATATTATCATTATTAATAAAGCAGCGAGGTGGAGTATTACCAATCTTCTCAATGCGATCTTCTGTTTTCACTTTAAATACACCTTTGGCATCCTCTTCTTTAGAAGCAAATACCCTCAATACTTTTTCAGGTAACTTATCTTCCCCATGGAGAGCATACATGTACTTGTTTGAAACCTTAGAAATCTTCTGGAATTCTCTAAGTTCATTACATCCATTGATGGTTTCCTCAACTGGAATTGCTTTTGTAAAGTACTGAATCATTGCTTTGTTAACAATAGGCAGGTCATAATCCAGGTTATTAAGTTTCTTTACATATGCCCCCTTGGATTTATACTTTTGATCTTTATCAATAATAATGTAATTGTTTACGTCCTTTTGATAAATCTTTTCATAAACATCCCACTCCAGGTCTAAACGAGTTCTTGTTTCCCACTCTTTAGCAATATCCTTAATCAAATCAATATCAGATTCTTTATCGACTTTCATGAACAAACCATCTGTATTTGATTGAATCAACTTACAATATGGCTCAATTTTTTCAATTAAATCTAACAACAATAACTGTCCTGCTAAACACACATTATTAGCCATTAAAGGGTCATACAAAGGATTATACTGATCTTTCATAGCTCCATAAGTTGAATTTAAAACGATCTTATAAGGAGCTTGTTTAGGATCTTTTTTTCTTTTCAGATCTAAACGGGTATCTCTAATCTCCGTATACTTTAATGGATTTGTTACATTACGACTTATATAACCATATTCAATCATTATTGAAGGATACAGAGATGCTACATCGCAGCATAAAATAATTCCCTCGTCTTTGTACTTTGGAAGTGCTCCATGTAAACCACCCCATGCGAATATATGAGGAACACCAGCAACATCAACCTCAAGCTTTTTAGAATAATCAAGATTATTAGGATTCTTGTACCAATCCACAATATGTTTGTATTTTTCAATCTTCAAAGTATCCGGGAACACAAGGTTAAACTCATCTCCTCGATTACCTTGTTTTTCAGCCCCTAATATAAATGCTGATAATTGAGCCTTTGTTTTTGTGAACATAGACATCTTTAGATTAAACGCTTCGATTAATGCCAATTGACTTTCGAATTCCTCTTTTTTATTGTCAAATACTTCAATAGTCTGTTTCACGTCATGAATACAATAATCAATTACTTCCCTTATCTCTTCCTCAGTTAACTTTCTGTCAATATCAAAGGGTACAGATGACTCCTTGATTCTTGATCCCATAAAACCTTCAAGCTGCTTTAAACTATGAAAGCCCGTTGTTATATCAAAGTTATTTAAAGGAATTTTATATGCTTCTCTAACAACATTAAATGCTTTTACATTATCCTTAATGATTCTAGTACTGATAAAGTGAGGATTCATCCCCAATAAGATTCCTTTGAGAATATATTGATCATACATTCTTGAGTTATAACCAATCCAAATATCTTCTTTAAACATCCTATAAAACTTTTTAAGTTCTTCTGAATCGTTAACGATAACTTTTCCTTTTTTAGTATCATAATCAATCAAGACAACCATCCAGTCGTGCTTGAAGACTTCAAAGTCATAGAATATTTTTCTCATTAAATCCTCCTAAGAAAATAAGTTATCAAACATATCAGTATTGTTCTTTTTCTTAAATTTATTTGACTCTAAAAACTCTTTATAGAACTTACATGTTTTACGATGTCCACATAATACACTGCAGTAAAAGGAATTAAATTTATTTATTTTTACTGGCTGCCATTGCTTCTCATCTTCACGATCTTTATTTTCGATCCTCTCAACAGTCTCAGTAATATAGTTCTTCAACTCATTAACCTTTTCATCTGTGACCTCATATTCAACTGTACAATCTTCGAGCCAAAACTTATTCTTAACCTCTTCGGGTAAGCTGTTTAGATTGTTTTCTTTTACTGCATTATCTAACATTAGCTCAATTTCAAAGTCGTCATATCTGAGGTTCTTCATTTGTTTTTCCAGTTGCTTGCGCATTTCCTTGACCCATTTACCTCTGTTACACATTTTCTTTATTATTTTGGTTTTTCCATGTGTACAAACATATACATACTTCACCATGAACCACAGGATTTTGTCCACTTTTAAATTTGTTGTCTGCTCAAGCGCAAGCTTGTACATTAACAATTGTCTTCCTGCCTCATTAAGTTTCTTTCCAGTAAATTTACTTGATGTCTTCCAGTCATAAATACTTACATACGGCTTACCTTTTTCACTTGGAAGAATAGCATCCACATAACCCTGAAGGTAAATTCCTTTTGCGATTTCAAATACCATTAGCTTCTCTAAAATCATTTTACTGTCGATCTTATTGAAGTTGTTCATGAAATGACCGACATCAGCTTTCCAGCTGTCTCCGATTGATTCACTTGGAAAACTAACTCCATTCATTTCTAATTCAATTAATCTATTTTCAAAGTCCTTTTTAAACTTCTTAATGTCTAATTCATTTTTATAAATCTTCTCAATTCCATTATGTAATTCAGACCCCATAAGGGTATATATGTTATCGATACCTTTCTTTTTCAAAACGTATGTATTGTAATATTCGTATTCACAGTTATTAAAAGTTCCAAGCTTGGAAAAGGAATAAATGTTTTTTTCTTGTTCCCTTAGTTCATTTAATTTATCTTTCAATCAATCATCCCCTCTTTTATATCCATACCGTACAGTCTCTTATTAAACATTCAAGACTCCTTTTATCTAGATCAGCCGGTGCCATTTTTGAACCTTTCGGCAGGTACTTGTTCTCTCGATCGAATATGTATCCAACCTCATTCTTGAAAAAGTTTTCAAACTTAAGGCTTTTAGCAATTGTTAAACTATGTTCTTCATCAAGCCCTTCATCCATCATTATTAATGACTTCTTTGGAAACATCGATTTTATATTATTTGCTTGAACTTCACTTAAGAAGCTGCCTCCTAATGAAACTCCAACATTCAAACCTTTGCTGGATAAAGCCATAGTATGTTTTTCTGACTCACCAAGCATTATTATTCCTTTTTCTCTAATTGAACTGTAATTCTCAACAAATCCATACAGCGTTTTAGACTTGGGAAAAGGAATGATTGGTAACCACTTGGTCTCATCTTCACTAATGGTCTTTTTATTTAAACGTCCCATAACACCACATAACTCACCACTAAATGTTTTCCAAGGAACGGTAATTCTTCCCGTAACACTATCATAGCCAATCTGAAACATAGATTGAGTTTTTGGTAAAATGCCATCTTTATAAAATAACATATTTGGAATTTGTTCAAACTGATCCAATATGTCTTCAGAATATGTTTCAAGATCTATATCGATGGGATTGCTAAATTTCCTTATCTTCTTATAAAATCCTCCAAATGGAATCTTGGGTGGTTCATACTGCTCTTCATCTTTGTAGTCAATTAATTCAGCTATTTTGTTAATTGTTTTAGGAAAAGTTAAACCTAATTTGTCCTTAACAAGTGTAATTAAGTCACCATTTAAATTTGTTGAGTAACATATCGCACTTAAAGTTGTTTTATTGATTTTAACTGAAGTCGGGTTTCTTCCCTCTTTTCTTGCACACCTATATTCGTTTCCTCTGTTATCGATATTATAAAAACCTGTCTCTTCTAAAATAAGCTCTATGTATTCTGGTTTTTCGATAATATGATTTTTAAGATTATATACGTCCATGATCTCACCTTCCTTTGGTAATCATGTCCGCTCTGATGTTCGCTGATGCTTAGGGGTACAATAGCCAAGTTCAATCCATTTATTCCATGCACCATCGAATTGATAAAGTAACACTGTATCTCCTTCATCATTCCGTGTCTTGTTCAAAAAGAATAACCTATATTTTTTGTTTGTATCTAACTGAATTTCTTCCTTAATGTTTGTATACTTTCCAGAAGAGTCTTTTTTAAATCTATATGGTTTAACATCAAACTTTCCGCCTGAAAACTCGTCATCCCATAATGGTCTTGTAAGTACTAACTCCGATACAATTTCTTTTACTGCCTTGGCATTGGAAAGACAAGATGCTGTTAGATATCTCGTATTTTCCATATAAATTGCTAATTGCATTGTAATGATGACACAAATGTCTTCCTTCTCTGCAACCTGTAAGAGCTGTTTTGAAGCTTCAATTAGTTCCCCTGTTACATTATTAGAAGAAGCATCTTCTGCTTTAAATGTATCGTAAAGCATGTATCCGAACCCTTGTTTTGCCATTCTTCTCATAATTCTTTTTACATCATTAATGCTGTAATCATAAATTTTTGCAAACTTAATGCGTCCTTTATAATGTTTCTCATAGTACTCAACAGCTTTTTGCAGCATTTCTCTCTGCTCTTGTTTTAGGTTACCCATTTTTTGTTTCTTTCGAGGTAAACCATAGTAACCAAGTTTATGACTTAATATTGTTGCCATGAACATATGTTGCCAAGCTCTCTTGTTCATTTCATTGGCTATGATTGTTATCCTTTCTCCCTGATCTAAAATTGACATCACATAGGAAGATACACAAAAGCTTGTTTTACCAGTTCCACTGAACCCAGCAAAAATTTGAACATTGGATTTATGAAGACCGAGCGTATGATAATTTAATAAAGGACATGCTGCTGCATAACTCAATCCCATTTCTTCGCCGTTTTCAATAGATTCAACAAACTTATCATCCAAGTCGAGCTCTTCAATTTTCACTCCAGATCCGCGACCTAAGAAAACATTATCTAATTGAAATTCAAAGTAACTGTATAATTGCTGACTTGTCATTTTCTTGAATTTTTCAAGTTCATGTATTACATTGAATCCTTTATCATGAAGCTTGAGCAGCATATTATATTTAATAAGCTCATCATAATAGGTATCAACGTTTTCATCGTTCAATACGTTTTTGAGCTCATCTACAGTTTTCATACCACCTCTTCGGATAAAACCGTTCTTTAATGTTTCTTTACCTTCTATATAGCTGAAAACACTTGCATCATCAAAGCTTTTGTAATTCATGTTACTCAGTTCCAAACCAAGAGAGTAATAAAACTTACCATCATCCGTCAAAAAATCTCTGTCTGCTCTAACTTCATCTTTATAGTCTTCATATAAGTCAGGATTTTTCCATAAGCAAAATATAAAACTTCCTTCAATTTGTCCTCTATTTTCCACTAGTTTAGCTGGATATGAATCTAAGTTGTTCAATAATTATCCTCCTCATCAAGAAACGCTGTTATATTTTTCGCGGAATTATTTTGTTTCAAAGATGAAGGTTTTGAATCATTAAATTGATTCATAATTGTTATATCAATTTGATTATTTTCTTCTTTATTTTTACGGTTTTGTTCCAGAGACCATACCTTATAGAAATCATTGATATTACTTTCTATGATCTTGAAAATATAGCTGATCATTCCAAATTCATTGTTAAATTCTTTGTTGATTAACCAATATTGAATTGTTTCTTGGTTCTTCTCAAAGCATTTTTGTATCACTTCATAATCATAAAACTTATTAAGTTCACCTATCTTCTTTAGAAAAATAGGTGGCAGCACTTGTCCATCCTTATAGTGGAATACTTCTTTAGAAAGGTAATATAAAAGATTTTTGCGTTTCAGCTTTTCATTTTTAAAGTTTTCATATTCATCTTGGTTGCAATAATATTTATTCCTACCTTTTGTATCAGTAACCTTATAAAAAACATCTACTGTTCCATTTGCTTTACATAATTGACATACACACTTTCTAGCCAAGAAAACACTCCCTAATTAATTTAATGGGGAGCTAAGCTCCCCTTATGTGTGTTCAGTTAGACAACGCATCGACTATCTTTTCAAATGCATTAGTTGGAATAGTGTCTACGCCTTTGAAATCCTTCATTTTATACTGATCCATAATCTGTTTCATCTTCTCTTTGGCCTCATCACTGGCATTTGGAAACAGTTTTTTGATTTCGTCTGCTAATTTCTCATTCTCTTCTTGATCAACAAATGAAGCGTTATTAGCTTCATTCTGAATTTTAGTTTCTTTAAGTTGCTCTTGTTCTTTTCTTTCTTCCTCGAAATTGTTAGTGGTATTTTTTTGTTTATCAAAAGCTAAATGAATCGCTTCTTGAATAGCTTTGATAAACTCATTGTCATCTAAAGCAATTGAAGGTGTGATATCTGAGAATCTAGATTTAGAATCGATATTAAAGTTGTCATCTCTGAACGTAATAATTCGTGATTCATCCACAACTGTTCCAATTGTTTTGTCTGGGCCAATTTTTTGCTTAACTGTTTTCTTTTCAATAGAACGATTAATAGAAGCGACTCCTAAAACGTGGAGCTTTGTCTTAATTGAATTAAAGTACTTATGGGTCATGTTTGTTGTTAACATGTCATATTCTAGACCTGTAACTACGTCAGTCATTGTTCTTTTCTTTGTATGACCTAAGATAAACATGCTGATACCCACTTTTTTTAGTTCCCACATCTTATCAAGAATTAACTCAATAGCTTTATCTTCCCCTGCTTGAAACCCCCCAAAAGCAGCTTTGATTGTATTTACTCTTTTTTCAGGATTGGCTTTATTATGTAATCGAATAACCTCTGGTTCTGTGATTTTAATAAGCTCATCAAATGTGTCATATACTAAAACCTTTAAATCCGCATAGTCTGTTGTTCTGTTTTTGATAATATCCTTAGTGATTTCATTAAAAGTTATCCAATCAGGGACATCTTCATAAGAAGCATTGGGAATAGCATCAACGCCATCCTCTTTTCCAATATTGAGGATCATATAACCATCTTCACCAACTAATTTTTCACATACTTCTTTGGCTAGAGTGGTTTTACCGATACCTGATTCACCAATAAGTCCAATATTATAGTCCAATGGACTAACTTTAATTTTATTCTTTTTACCGAATTTTCTTGCCATATGTGACAACTCCTTATGTATTATGTAATAACGATACTGAGGTAAAATCGATTTTTCATTTAAGCAAATAAATCATCAAATGCATTATCTTTTTCTTCTTCAGTTACTTTACTTTCTTCTTTACCTTCTGATGGGGCAGTTTTTTGAGCTTGCTGCGGAATATATGTTAAATCTTCAACTTCATAGGTGCTTGTTAATGCACCTTCTGTAAAGTCATTGGAATCATTGACCTTTTTTAAAATAGGTTTTAAAAGTCGGTTTTCTTCACGGGATTCTCCTAACATTCCCCCTTTAGGTTTAAAATCATCCAATGTATTTAAACCGAGTGCAATCATTTCTTTTTGGTTTGGAGAAAGATCATCTTCAGTAAAATCTACTTCATCTGCTCCTCTAAAAATGTTAACTTCCCAAAGTAGGTGATAAACTCCATCCTCATCTACTTTAAAAAAGTTCTTAAGTAATTCTAATCTCTTCAAATGAAGTTCATTATTGAAATCAAGTTTTTTCGCATTGATTACAAGTTGTTGTGGAAAGAAACGATCCCTTTTCGCCTGATTGTCATAACTAAGCACATATGCATCAATGAAGTACTTTTTTTCTTCATCAAATGATGATTCATCCAGTGAATCATTTGTATAAAACACATCCAAATTAGCTCTTAACTGTGATGGTGTATCATTGCTTACAATTTCAATTGTTTGGATTTTAAACTTTCTAAAATTACGGCCATTCCAAGTGTTATATTCAACACTTCCTGTAATCTTGAATTTTTTATCCTTATACTTTTCTAGGTTTTCAGATAGGAATTGAATTGCATCATATTCGTGGATGAATTCTGCTCCATTTACGTTTAATTCTTTATATTCATCCAGGAGTTTGGAACGTGATTTCTTTTCCTCTTCAGTTAACGAGTCTTTATTATCTAAACCTCTCAATTTATATCTCAAGTCATTTAATTTTTCTTTTACAGATTCATCATTAAAATCAACAATAATTTTCGAAAAATCAGCAACCATATTTACAGTTTCATCTTTTAACCGATCTTCCCACGGAATTTCAAGTTTAGATCCTTTTTTATTTTCAGTTCCCTTACTGAAAGAGTAGACTTTATTAGGTTTACTTTTTGAATAACCACCTTCCAACTCAACAAATACGCTATTGGTTTTAGATTCTTGAACTGCAAAGCTTAATCTATTCTTAACCCAGCCACTATCAAATTCCTTTACCTCATGAAATTTCTCTTTGTCGTTTGAAATGAATATATTACCAATAAATTCAAATTTATTTTGAAGTTTGCTCAACACTATTCCTCCGTAATTAAATGATATTATTTTTATTCTTATTATTTCTATAATGTGACTTACTACTAAACTTACAATCTCTAATACCAAGTAGTTTGTTTAACTCTATGTATCTCTTCTTAGGAAAATGCCAAGGCTCTGGATCGCCTTTAATGTTTCTTACTTTAATGATCGTATTATGTCTTACAGTGATCTTTAGATTTCCATATGAATATGTCTTTGAAATAAAACCTTTCTTAATTCCTTCGGGCCTAAATTCCTTTACCAACATTACATTCCTTGTTAATTTTCTTCTAGCCTGGTCTTCTTCGATGTCATAATTCCTTTTAACATCATTTCTATAGGCTTCAATTGCAGCTGGTTTAATTTTCAATATCTTCAATTCCTTTTTCACTTTACGACCTCCTTTCTCTCTGTGGGATATTCTTATCTTACATCACCCTCACATAATCGTCAATAGTAATTTTATTTTTATTCTAAATAATTTTTAAGAGAAGTTCCGTTCAGAACGGAACACCTGGGCAAAGCTATTCATATTTCTTTTTAAGCTCTTTAAAGGTTACTTTCTTCAAATCGTAATCATCCATTGCAGATGAAGTAGCATTGTCGGTATCCAAAGCCTCTTGTTTATAAGTCTCAAGACTTCCCTTTGGTTCAATAGCCAAATCAGACAATTGCTTTACGTTTTTATATATCTCAAGCAGATAATCATAATTATCATCGAACTCAGAAGGATGATTCTTCATTGATTTAATCTGCTTTTCAATTGTCTTTTGAGTATCTTCTAAATCAGAAATCTTGCCGTCATCTTCATAACCTGCGTAAAGCTGAACTAATGCATCATTAAAATCGCTAACATATGTTCCATTTACTTTATGTAGGTCATTAAAAATAACATCATGCCAAGTTGTCTCAACTTCGTTAATTATTTCTTCTGAACTTACACCTAAAGAAGTCATATCAGTGACCAGACTTTCTTCTTTCTTAGAATACGCTTCTAGCTGCTCAAGTTTTTTGTTCTTTTTGTAAACTTGATAGCCATAGATTCCTCCAATAATAAGTGCAACCACCGCACAAACTGAAACAATCCAAATAACTTTTTTAGTTTTCTTTGGCTTTTCTAAAGGTAACTCCCCTGTAGCCTTATGATCCATGTTGTTTATCCCCCTATAGTAAAAAAGAATCATTAATCCAATAACATATTACCATGAGGGGAAAAACTTAACAATTCCTTTTGAAATCTAAATAAAATGATAATTTTATTGGGTTATAGGTAAAGAGCCACCTAACGGCAGCTCTTCGGGTTGGTCAGCCTCCGACTCTAACTTCCATAGTAGCTCATCCTCCAATAATATTAATCACTTTTTTAACCTCCAAAAACCATTTCACTACTCTCCCTTAGGATTAAGGAGAATTATATCATGGATTTATAATATTTAAACAATTTCACTCCATAACCATACATCCATTGTTTGCAATGTAAATCCGTCGGGTACCTGCTTCATTTTCACATTTACATTGTATCTTCTGCCTGTTGTTTTATGTACAATAGCTAGTTCTTCACCATTAAAGAAACGTACAATGGCCTCATCAAATTCAATAGGTTGATTAACCACATAACCTTCTTTTAAAGTCCTAAT